CGACACCGTCATCAGTTGACCGGCTTGTCGGTTTCGTCCAGCAGGATCAGGCTAAAGCGGACTGAGCGGGGGAACATGCGCGACAGCTCGTCGTCGGTGATGAGCTTGTCGTAGTAGGCGGCGTGGACCTTGCCCTCATCGAGCTGGGGCACCATCTCGACCATGTCGTTCCACAGGCCCTTGGCTTTCAGGATCTTCTCGCATGCCTCGGCGTTGATCCCGGTGACCTCGGCGCGCTGGGCTTTGAGCCTGGTGATCTTGCGGTCACTGACCGGCTCCTCCAGGTCGAGAAAAAGAGACCCGGTTTCGGGATCCGTTTCACCGTGACGCTGCACCATTTTCAGCAGGGCTGCCTTGCCGCCCTCCAACGCCTTGGTGATCATCTTCGACTGGTACTTGACGCCCCACCAACCCTCGACGTCATGGCGTAGGACGTTCAGGTCGAGCGTCTCATCGCTCCGTCGCACAAGTCGTGCCATGCGTCAACGGTAGCGACCGCCTTTGGCGCAAAACCCCGTCGCCGGAAAGTTCCGGAAAGTTTCTACGGACCGTATCGACTGAGAACGTACGCCGGTATCCCCTGACTCTCTGCACGTATCAGCGTCTTCTCTGTGTCCCGATTTTGGGTCAGTCGATCCATGACAGCGATGACGATGTTGGGGGGTGTTCTCCAGTTCTGCTTGACCCGACGGTGCTCCAGGTGCTTGAAGTCACGCACCTCACCCTCCAGTCCGGGGAGCGTGCCGTCGTCCATGATGACGATGGTCTCGGACCATTGCCGCCCCTCGGTGTTGAGACCCTCCAGTAGCGCCCGGAGCAGCACCAGGTCGTCGCTGAGGCGACTGCCGCAGATCAGGTATTTCGGCCCGGTTCTCATGTGTAGTTGTCCGAGTACCGCCTCAGCGTCGTCATGTCCACGCTGACCATCCACCAGCACCAGGGGTCCCCACAACTGCAGTGCGTGACGAGAACGGGGTTTTTGGCTGTGCTGATAGCCACGGACCAGCGGGGCACCGGTTCATGGTCAGACGTCGTGCTCTCGGAGGAAGGTGCTGAGGCTCTGGAGATCGAGAGAGAGTCGTCCTCTTGGGCTAATGCCTTTGCCGTCGACAACGGCGTCCGCAACCTTTTGCTTTTGGGCCAGGAGGCCATGTTGATACTCATCGATACTCCCAGAGACTTGTAGAGACAGAAGCGTCACCTGCGGAAACACAGATGACAACCTGATGATTCTGGACTGTCTCTGGTTGTACGCACCGGCACTCCACGGGAGGTCGTAGGAGATCAGATAGTTCGCCATCGGCAGGTCGAGACCGACACCACCGGCATCACTGGAGAGGAACAATCGGGTCTCTGGGTCCGTGGCGAACTGTTGCTTCACGTCGTTGCGCCGCTCCTGGCTGACAGCTCCGGAGAAAATGACGTTCTTGGTCAGGGCTGTGGTCGCACTGGAGAGAAGGTCGAGCATGGGCCGGAAGAAGCTGAAGACAACGATCTTGTTGGCCGGGTCGGCAGCCAAGATGTCCATGACCAGCTCCACAGCGGTGGCGAGCTTGGGCGATTTGGTCAGCAGGTCGAGACGACCGGCCTCGTACAGCTCATCGGCGTACTGCGAGCCACCCTGTCCGGGGATCTCGCCCCGGTACAGCGCAGCGGAGTGGCGCAGCAGCTCGGGGTGGTCGCAGATCATCCGCAGTGCGAGGACTTTCGCCATGATGCGGCCTCTGGCCTCGCCTTGGTCTTCACCGTGGTAGAAGCCCGACAGGGAGAAGTTGCCCCAGGTGGTGATGGCTTCGGCCACGTCGGTCTCCAGGTCGTCCACGATGCGTCGGTACAACCGTGCAGCCGGTGCGTCGAGTTCGACCGGCACCACCTCTTCGTTGACGGCGGGGAGCTGGTCGGCCACCTGAGCACGGGTGTGGCGCACCATGGACCCCGAGAGGATCCGGTGAAACGTGGGCAGATTTTTGTAGAGCTTGACCCGGCCCCAGTGATCGCGGACACAGAAGGCACGGTCGAAGGTCTGGTAATCGCCCAACACGGTGGGGTCGACCCACTGCATGATGGAGAAGGCTTCCTCGGCCCGGTTCTCGACGGGCTGGCCGGTGAGCGCCCACTGGTACTCGGCCCGGAGCCGCTTGATCTTCTTGGACCGCTTGGGCCTGAAGTTCTTGAACCACGTCGCCTCGTCGGTGACGATGAAGTCGCGGCCCAGCTTGCGGATCACCTCCCAGTCCGACACCAGGGTCTCGGGGTTCATGATGAGGTACTCGGCCCCACCCTCGGTGTAGTCGCGGTACTGGTTCTGCCGGTGGTGGGCGTCGCCCGAGACCACGATGACGTTGGCTTCGGCCTCGGTGAACTGGTTGATCATGTCGCGCCACTGGAGCTTGAGGCTGGCTGGGCAGACCACGAACCCGGCTGCGACTTCTTGCTGCTCCAAGAGTCGCTCGACCGCAGCGATCACGACGACCGTCTTGCCCAGGCCCATCTCCATCGCGAGCAGGATCCGGCGCTCCTTGATCATGCGCTCGACGGCGTCCTCCTGGAAGTCGTAGAGCTTCCCGGCGAAGCTCAAGGCTCTATCTCACCGAAGCGCCGGTTGCACGTTTCGCAACGGAAGAACACGTCCCGATCTCGGATGTCTGTTGAACCACAGTGCGGGCAAGACAGAACTTCATCCGGTTCAAACTCCAGCACTTGACCACTACCGAAGGTGACACTCACCTTGATGATTTGGTTAAGACCTGGTATCGGCCACTGCTCGCCAAGCAGCGGTTTCACATAGTCATGGAGAAAGCCTTCAAAGTCGTATCTTTTGAAGTCAGGGGTGTCGCCGTTAGGACTGGATATTTTCATTGTTTCTCCCTGTCACCAGAACGCCGCCGCTGTGGCGAGGTCGAGTCCCTCCTCGATCTGCTCGGGCGTGAGTTCGCCTGGGTCCTTCTTCTTGCCCTTGGGGTAGTTGAAGATCTCGATGGGAATGCGGTGGTGCCACCGCTCCTCCAGTAGGCGACCCATCTCATTGCGTCCGACCCGGTCGTTGTCGAGGGCGAGGGTCAGCTGCTCAAAGCGCTCGATGATCAGACGCATCTGTTCGTTGCTGACAGCGGCTCCGAAGCTCGCCACGGCGGGGTAGCCCAATGAGTCGAGGTAGCAAGCATCCAACGGAGACTCGACCAGGATCACCATGATCCCCGGCATCGGAGTGACCTGGCGGAAGAGGGTGCGGGACTTCTTGACCCCCGGCGGGCGGTTGCGGACGTACTCCGCCGTCTTGGCCTGCCAGCCCCACAGGTCGCCGGTCGGCCCGTAGATGGGGAGGATCCACGCCGATTCCTCGTAGTCCCAACGCACACCGAACCGGTCGCATGCTTCTGCACTCAAGTGACGGTGCGCCAGGGCACGCTCCGGCGGTGGCCCGAACTGGTCGAGCTGGCTCTCCAAATCGGTACTGGGGACTGGTGGTACCCAGGTGTTCTCGTCATCGCTGTCGCCCAGCTCCACGTCGAAGTCACGCAGCAACTTGTGGGCGTCCCACAGTCCCACCTTGGTCAGGTCGATGATCAGCCTGACGAGAGAACCGGCGTACTCGCAGGAGAAGCAGTGGAACACTCCGGTGGTCCTGTTGACCGAGAAGTGACGTGGCTTACGTTCACGCTCTCCTGTGCGTTCCTCGTGCATGGGGCACCGGCCCCCGATCTCGGTATCGCCCGGACGGATGTCCTCGACGCCGATGTGCTCCAGCAGGTCCTCGATCATTCGTCGTCCATGTCGTCAGCGTCGAAGGTGATCCCCTCGGTCTCTGTGATGATCCCATGCTCCCAGTCGAGTGCGAGTCGTACGTCCTGGCGCGGACAGTTCCTCGCCGCGATGATCCGCAGCAGGATCTCTCGGTCGTCGGAGTCCTTGATGTCCTCGACACCGAAGATGACATCGGAGTCTTGGGCGAACGAGCTGGAGTACCCGATGGAGTCGAGGGTGAGTCCCTTGCGGCTCTTCCAGGTAAGGGCTTGGGTGGTCTGGACGATGGGAATGCGGACGCGTTGGGCCAGGCGTTTCAGGGAGCGTGTGATCGAGGTGAGGGCTTGAGGACTGTTCTGCTCGACACCAGGAACCTCGGAGTCCATGAGGTACGTCCCGTCGATGAAGGCCACGTCGGGCTTGTACTGGGCGATCTTGGCGGCGATAGCCGACACCGTCGTGGTGGCAGCGGGGTCGTGGATGAGCATCAGAGGCTGCATGTCTTCTATGTGATGCATCATGCGGCGCAGCTTCGTCCACTCCATCTGGGTGAGCTTGCCGCTCTGCAGCCTGGTGAGACTGATCCCGGCCCGCAGGGCATCGTGTCGTGCGGCCTGCTCGACGGTGCTCATTTCAAAACTGGCGAACAGGGTGCGACTCCCGGCTTCGTGGGCAGCGATGTTCATGCACATGAGCAGCATGGACTTGTACGTCTTCTGTAGACCGACCAGGGTGATGAGCTGTTCCTTCTGGAGACCATTGGTCGCCAGATCCATGGTGGTAAAGCCGGTTGGAACTCCGAGGAGACCAGTCATGGTTGTCAGCTCCCTGTAGTGCTCCATGCGTGGTGCGTTGGATTCGGGCAGGTTCTCGTCACGGAGGTCCGACACCTCGGTGTGGATGGACTCCAGGGACGAGTTGAGGATCTTGATGGCGATACCCGAGTCACCGCGCTTGAGCGGCTCCTTGATGTTGTCGAGCATCTCGTTGACCAGTGCGTACTGGCGCTGGTCGCGCAGCTCGTCCAGGTAATAAGCCAGCGGCTCGGGAGTATTGATGAGAGCGAAGCCGGGGAACTCGTGCTTGAAGGCGTCCGGACCCGGTGTGACGCCGTGGTCGGTCCAGTGCTCGTGCATCCACCCGAACACTTCGGCGTTGTCGGGATCCAAGAAGAATGAGGGACCGATCCGCGCCTCGGCCACGGCGTCGAAGCCAGCCACCTCGATCACCTTGCTCAAGGTGGCCCACTCGATGTCCATCAGACGATCTGACGGCCTGCGCCGGGGAAGAGCTGACCCTGTGGTCCGTAGGCCCACCGCTGCTGGGGCAGGCCGTAGAACACCCGCTCGACATCAGGCATGGTGGGCAGCAGCCGACCCAGCTCAGCGGAGGAGGCGGAAAAGATGAACCGGATGGGCCAGTTGTTGCGCTCGACCAGTCGAGCCAGCGCCTGGGCGAAGGGAGCGGGCCGGGTGGTGACCGCCATGTCGATGCGGTACGGGGTGCGCGACATGATGGACCACATCCACTTGAGGGCGACGTCGTTGATCTCCCAGTAGCCGACCGCCTGGTCCCACAGCTTCATCTTGCGCTTCAGCGACTCCATGGCCCGCACCGCCCGCTTGTCGGGGAGCTGTGCCACGGCCCCCTCCCAGACGAAGATGAATCGGCGTTCGGTACCGGTGCCTATGTATCCGTTCTGCACCGGTAGTCAGCGCCGTCAAGCAGGATGATCTCCGAGGATTCCCGGAGCAGGCTGGTCAGGCCCTCGGTATAGCGATCCCGCAGCTCGGCCATCGAGTGGTTGGTGGTCAAGATGCTGGGCAACCCTCGGTTCCACCGGGAGCGCACCGTGTCGAAGAAGTCCATCTGGTTCCAACCCGAGTCCGAGGGGAACTCCCGTCCGACGTCGTCAAAGAGCACCCAGTCGGCGCTGTGCTTGAGCACACCCTGGATGGAACGGATGTGTCGGCGTTTGGCGACGTACTGGTCCACGATTTCGTCGTCACCGTCCACCTTCATTAGTTGAGCCAGTGAGAACTGGTCCTTGCGGAGGGAGACGTATGTCGCCAGCTCAATGGCCTCGATGCGGTATCCCCGTTGCTCGGCCTCGTTGAGCACGGTTGACGCCAGCATGGTCTTGCCAACGCCACTGGGACCCAGGAGGGTGAGACCGTGACCACGGGTCCTCGCGTCCTCCAGGTTTGCGATGTACTTCCCCACCCGCTCCATGGCGGCGGCGAGGCTCTCGTTCAATGGTGCGAAGTCCGAGATCCTCGTGTCGTGGAACGGACTGAAGGTTCGTTTCATATTGCTTCTCCCAAGAAGTACGACCCGCAGGTCGTGCAGTGATACTGCTGCCGGTTCAGGGTCCTGTCCCGGCGGTCCCGACACACATCGTGGTTTGACCCACAGCCGACGCAGAGCGGCATCTCGGCCCGCCGACGATCACTCTTACGGTTCTTACCCGTACGCTCCGCCGTGCGGTACGCCGCCTTGGTGGCCTCTTCGACGTAGCTGTAGTGCCTGCGCCAGTCATAAAACTTGACGTCGCCCGAACGAATCTTTCGCCGCTCGTCGGGATCCATCCCCGCCGCGATCCCGAAGTAGCCCTCGCCCTCTCGGTCGAGATCGCCATAGAGCGAATACAGGGCGCAAGCCTCAAATACAGGACAGGTCGAGCAGATCCGTCGGGCTTGGGCCTGCTCGCTGAGGTCGTCGCTGTAGAAGAGGTGCGTCTGGTCAATGCAGGCACCTCTGTGGCTGCGGATGAAGGCGTCGGTGATCGGCTGGTTCCGACCTTTGCGGTACCAGACCGGCTCCCACCTCGCCTTGGGGTGGGTGTTGAGCTTGGTGATGGTCGCGGTCATGCGTACCCCAGCCAATACTCTGCGCCATGGTTGTGACGAGGGGACGGATCACCCAACCAGTCCCTGCCCTTGGAGTACCGGCGGTTTCCAGGGTCACGCTTCTCCTGCGCCCGTACGAGCTTCACCAGCTCCTGTCGTCGGGTCATGAACACCCTGTAGGCAGGTTGGTGGGACCGTTGGCACCATGCTGGGTGTCGAACGAACTCTTCCATCATCCGGCGCACGAAGGGTGTGGTGACCTTGTATTCGTACTCCAGGTCCTTCACGCATCGGTACAACCCCTTCCAGTACACATCGCGCGGAATGGTCTCCAGTCCGTGGTCTTCGACCAAGTTCGGAAAGAACACTCGACACAGATCGACGCGTGGCTGATGTCTTCCTCGCTGCGCTCGGAAGACCTCATGCCCGCCTGCAGCGGGCAGGCAGTTGGCGTCGTCGGCATCCAGTCGCTTCGCGACTAGACTGCCTCCTTCGCGCCGGAAAAAATCCGCTGGGCGGAAACTTCCGGGAAACTTCTCTCTGACCAGGAAGCCTCTCCCTTCCTCCTCTTCCATAGCTCCGGTGTCGAGAAGGGCTTGGAGCGCGTTGTCGAGCTGTCGCGATGACAGCATCGGTCGTATTTGACGGAGTCTGTCGACCAGGGTCTGTTTGCTCCCCAGGATGATTCCGTCCCTGCGTCTTCCCATCTTCGACACCAGCTCGTGGACGGTGTTCAAGACGGGATCCGACTCCGGGCATGGCTTCGCCAGGTCGTTGTTCATGCTTCACTCCTCACAAGGCCGCAGCTCAAAGCCGACCCTCCGAGGCGGTGACAGACGACATTGCACCTATGGAGATGCGTTGTCAAGCCCCTATGGGGGCCGGTGGAAGTGGCCTATTAAAACGAAAACAAACTTGCGGATATTTTTTGAAGGTTGGGATCGCCAGGTGCGTTCCTGGGAGTGTCAGGCGCTCTATTGAGCATCCCTCACATTCCACCAGAGCACAGCAGACCTCCTTTCCCCACACCCGCCGACTTCCTGCCGACTCCAGGTGTCAGGTGGAGGACTGATCTATGGAGCATCTCACCGTCAGCCCCTCTAGTCAAGAGAAAAGTGGCGTGGACTATGGCAGGAAAACCTGCTGTTTATTTTCTCAACACCTACCGACCTGCGCCTTGCAAGTGAGCTTGTGTCCAGGGGGTCTGTATTCCTCGCCCCTAGCGTGGGTCCCGATGACGTACGTAGATGACCCCACTTTGGCGGGCGAGGAGACAACTCCCGTAGATGAGGTCGATGACCTCTCCCCCGACCTGGCCGAGGCCGCGCCGGTCGTCCTCGATCCTGCTGACCAGGAGTTCGTCTCCCGGCTCGTGGACCGGGTCTGGGAGTTCACGGTTATCTTCAGCGGCGTTGAAATGTTCCCCTACCAGGCTGCCCTGGGTCGGCGGATCATCGAGAGCGTCATTGCCGGTGATGGGGCCACCATTACCGGGGAGCTTTCTCGCCAAAGCGGAAAGACCGAGGTCGTGGCAAATGTCGCCGCCAGCCTGATGATTCTCCTGCCCCGGCTGGCCGATATGTTCCCCGAGTTTGAGCCATTGCAGAAGTTCGCCAGGGGCGTCATGATCGGCTGCTTCGCCCCCGTTGAGCAGCAGGTGGAGACCCTATTTGGCCGGGTGGTCGACCGGCTGACCTCAGACCGGGCCGTCGAGATGCTGGAGGATCCGGACATCGACGACCAGGTGCGGCCAGGGTCGCGCAAGGTGCGTCTCAAGAAGTGCCAGAGCTTCTGTGCGATGCAGACAGCCAACCCCAGGGCGAAGATCGAGTCGAAGAGCTACCACGTCATTTTCGTAGACGAGTCCCAGTCGGTGGACGAGTACGTGCTGAACAAGAGCATCACCCCCATGGGTGCCTTCTACCTCGCCACCATGGTGATGACCGGCACGCCCGACGTCGTCAAGGGCGTCTTCTACAAGACCATCCAGCACAACAAGCGCATGGAGCTTCGTCGTGGCGGGCGCAAGAACCACTTCCGGTTCGACTGGAAGTACTGCGCCAAGTTCAACCGCAACTATGCCGCCTACATACGGGGTGAGGCCATGCGGATCGGTGAGGACTCCGACGAGTTCCGCCTGAACTACAAGCTGGAATGGCTCCTGGAGCGGGGCATGCTCATCACCGAGACCCGGCTGGACGAGCTGGGTGACACCACCATGCCCATCGTCCCGGCCTACTGGCGCTCTCCACTGCTCGCCGGTATCGACTTCGCCCGCAAGATGGACTCGACGGTCGTGACGGTGCTCTGGGTGGACTGGGACCGGCCCGACGAGTTGGGTCTCTACGACCATCGGATCTTGAACTGGCTGGAGATGCATGGCGAGGAATGGGAGGAGCAATACTTCCGGATCTGCGACTTCCTGGGCAACTACTCGGTCGTGGCGATGGGGGTAGATGCCCAGGGCGTCGGAGACGTGGCTGCTGACCGGCTCAAGCGGCTGCTGCCCAACATCCAGGTCGAGCCGCTGTCCTCTCAGATCGGGGACCAGTCACTGCGCTGGAAGCATCTCCAGCAGCTCCTCCAGCGCGGTCTGCTCTCCTGGCCCGCCCACCCCAAGGCTCGGCGCACCAAGACCTGGAAGCGGTTCCGCCAACAGATGATCGACGTCGAGAAGAAGTACCAGGGTGCTCATCTCCTGATCGAGGCCCCCAACGAGGCCGGGGTCCACGATGACTACGTCGACTCCCTGGCGTGCGGCGTGATCATGTCCAAGGCCCTGATGGTGCCCGAGGTCGAGGTGGTGACGACGCCCTGGGCGTCAACGCCGCGGGTCAACCGCCAAGCCCGTGCTCCAAGACGCCAGAGAGTGGAGACAGCACGTCGTTAGCGGCCTCGTTCATCTTCGCCGCCGCCCCGGCGAGTGCAGGCTCAAAGTCAGACGCCAGTTGCGACTGAGCTGATCGAGCACCCAGTTGCGCGGCGTACGGCGTCACCTGCTCGCGCAGGTCGGCTGTCGCCGGGTCGTTGCCGGTGGGCACCGTACGTGTCGCTCGTTGCATCGAGGTCTGGTTCGCCCACAGATCGCTCATGGAAAGAAAGATACCTCTGGCTTTCCATGTGTTCATTGGCTCCTCTAAATGAGTTGATCACTTATTGGGTGGTCAGGGTGCGCGAAAAGCACATGACTATCGTTCGTTTTATCCGCTTTGGAAGGAGTCCCAATGGGTCTTGCCCCCGAACCACAGTTCCCAGAGAGGGGCGCATACGCCTACGACATGACTCCGGGTCCCAACAGTCCCGGTGGTCGCGGACCTCTGCGCTTTGAGGAGGGTGTCGCCACCGACACCGATGTGCCCAGCGACTTCACCCGAGGCATGACCGAGTTCATGGTCTCGGCTCCTGGGCGCATCAACCACGTCGACCCGAACACGCAGTTCAAGATGCCTGAAGAGACCATGTCAGAGCGCAGCCACGTCGGTTCGGCGGCGTGGATTGACGCCCCCACCATGCTGGGCGAGTTCGCCCACGGCAGCTTCACCGACCAGGCCGAGGTCCGCTACGAGGAAGTCGTCCGCAACGGTGCCATCCAGAAGAGGCGTGCGCCTGAAGTCGTCAGTGACTGACCTGTTTCACGACCGTCGAGATGAGGGTCGCAGGCACACGCCTTCCGAGTCAGCCGCTCAGGAATGGTCGCGGCGTACC